GAACAAAAACAAGTATTCCTGGAACTTATCTATTTACTCTTGACTGGCATAACCCAGAAACAAATATCCTAGATGATGGATATTCTGAAAACCCAGGGCAGCATAAATGTGGTCATGTAATTCAAAGGGATGATGGAAACTTCGCTATCCAGCCTAATAATCGGGTAAGACTAAAAGAGCCTTCATTTGTAACAAAGAAAGATCTAGTAATACAAAGACTTATAAATACAAATAAGTGGGATGTTGAAAGTTACGATAAGTGGATTCTTGAGGACTCAAACGCTTACAATTATGATGTTTTAGACTCTGAGGTTGACAAATAATCTTATGGCTGCTAAACTATATACATCGGAAGTCTATATGCGTAAGAGGTACCTTATGGATAAAAAGACTCCAGAGGAAATTGCAAAGGAGTGCGGAGCCAGTGTTGAGACTATCTACGTATACCTTGCTAAATTTGGATTAAGGAAATCAAAAAGATGAAAAAGATTAAATATCTTATGTTTATATTATCGTTAGTAACTGCAGTAGGTTTTGTAACTGCAATATCTGCACTTAAAAATATTCCAGAATCCTTTGACTGGAACCTAGAGGAAGATGAAGATGAGAATTATTAAACATTTTATGGATGTTGCAAAAGCCCTTACACAAAGACTATTCTGTAAACATACAGAGTCTTCAATATCATCTTGCCCATTTACTGGGAGAACATATACAACATGCTTAAATTGTTTTAAAAGATTAAACGAAGAAGTAACTAAATGAGCGACAATCTTCACATTACTGTTGATCAGGTAAACCACCCTGTTCATTACACATCAGATCCTTCTGGGGTTGAATGTATTCAAATTACTAGACATAGAAACTTTAATATTGGTAATGCATTCAAGTATTTGTGGAGAGCAGGACTTAAAGATGAAGCAAAAACTATTCAAGATTTAGAAAAAGCAATCTTCTATATTAAAGATGAAATAAATAGATTAGAGGGAAAGTATGTCAAGTGAGGCAGAACTTATTCAGCATCTTGATGAAGTTAATCAAGTAGTTACTGAATACCTTAAGGGTAATGATCCAACAGTTATATCTAAAGAGTTAGATATTCCAAGAACCCGTGTTGTATCTTTAATTAACGAGTGGAAGGTTATGGCATCTGCTAATGATGCAATCCGTGCTCGTGCTAAAGAGGCTTTGGTTGGAGCAGATACACACTATACAAAATTAATTACAAAGGCTTACGAAGTTATTGATGAGGCAAGCCTGTCAACAAACCTTACAGCAAAGACTGCTGGAATTAAATTAGTTTTAGATATTGAGTCAAGAAGAATTGACATGCTTCAAAAGGCTGGCCTTCTTGAAAATAAAGAACTTGCTGAAGAGATGATTGAAATTGAAAGGCGACAAGAAGTTCTTGTTGGAATATTAAGAGACATTGCTTCAGAGCATCCAGAGGTTCGTGACATTATCATGAAGAGGCTTTCTGCTATTGCAAAAGAAGGAGAAGTGATTACTGTTGTCCACGATGTTCAATGATTTTCTTGAGGTATTAAAAGAGAATCATTTTGTTGAAACCCCAGTTGATGTAAAGACATTTGTCCAGTCACCTGACTATCTTGGTCAACCACTTTTATCTGATATCCAGTACGAAATTGTTGAGGCAATGAGCCAAATCTATCGTAAAGAAGATTTGATAGAGATTATGGGAGATGTTGAAGGCACCAAGCACTTTAATAAGTATACAAAGAATGAACTAATTCTTCAACTTGGCAAGGGTAGTGGTAAAGATTTTATTTCAACAGTAGCCTGTGCATATGTAGTATATAAACTATTATGTCTTAAAGACCCAGCAATCTATTTTGGTAAGCCTGCAGGAGATGCAATTGATATTATTAACGTTGCCGTTAACGCACAACAGGCAAAGAACGTTTTCTTTAAAGGTTTTAAAACAAAGATTGAGAAGTCACCTTGGTTTGCTGGAAAGTATAATGCAAAGGCTGATTCAATTGAGTTTGATAAGGCAATCACAGTTTACTCTGGACACTCAGAAAGAGAATCTCATGAGGGTTTGAACTTGTTGATGGCTGTTCTTGATGAGATTTCTGGTTTTGCAAGTGAGGTTGTATCTGGAAATGAACAAGGAAAGACTGCTGATAATATCTATAAAGCATTTCGTGGAACAGTAGACTCTCGTTTTCCAGATCTTGGAAAGGTTGTTTTGCTTTCTTTCCCACGATATCAAGGTGACTTTATTTCACAAAGATATGAGTCTGTTATTGCTGACAAAGAAACTGTTGAGCGCAGACATACATTTATTATGAATGAAGATTTGCCACACGATGATCCTGGAAATCAGTTTGAAATTTCGTGGGACGAAGATAACATACTTCAATACAAAATTCCAAGGGTATATGCATTTAAAAGACCTACATGGGAAGTAAATCCAACCCGTAAGATAGAAGACTTTAAACTAGCATTCTATACTGACCTTGGTGATGCCATGATGCGTTTTGCATGTATGCCAACATACTCATCTGATGCTTTCTTTAAACAGATTGACAAGGTTGAGAAGTGTATGAACACTAGAAACCCACTAGATTCATTTAGAAGGTTTGATGAAACTTTTGTACCAGATCCAGAAAAAACATATTATATTCATGCTGACCTTGCACAAAAGCACGATAAGTGTGCGGTAGCAATTGCTCACGTAGATAAGTGGGTAAATATTCAGGTAATTAAAGATTACGAACAAGTAGCCCCAATTGTAGTAGTGGATGCAGTTGCCTGGTGGGAGCCAAGAGCAGAAGGCCCTGTTAATCTATCTGAAGTTAAGCAGTGGATCATGAACCTACGCAGACAAGGTTTTAATATTGGCATGGTTTCATTTGACCGTTGGCAATCATTTGATATTCAGAATGAATTGCAGGCCGTTGGAATTAGGACAGAGACAGTATCTGTTGCTAAGAAGCACTACGAAGATCTTGCTATGATGATTTATGAAGAGCGTGTTTCTATTCCAAGAATCCCTATCCTATTAGAAGAAATGTCAGAACTTAAGATTATGAAGGGCAATCGTGTTGATCACCCCCGCAAGAAATCTAAAGACTTAGCAGATGCCGTTACTGGAGCGGTATTTGGAGCAATATCACACACACCAAAGAATAATAATACTGAGATAGATGTCCATACTTGGTCTTCTTCTGCACGACTTGCAGAGAAAGACAATGGTATGGTAGAATTAGATAATCGGAAAATGCCTGACGATGTTAGGGATTTTTTAGATGGTTTTAATTTAATTTAACTTTCTGGTCATAGGATCAGATAAAACTAACAAGGAGAAGGAATGAATTCATTTAAGAAGATTGCCCTTGCCGTGGCTGCAGCCATGACTTTGGGAACAGTCGTAGCAGCGCCTGCTAATGCTAACACTATGTCAGTTGTAGCAACAACATGGAAAGCATCGCTATCGCCTGCAGATTATGATGCTCCAGCAACTGTTGGCACATCACTAACAACTGCAATCGTACGTCCAGTACCTGCAGACAATACAATTGACAACACAGATGTTGTTCGATTGGTAGCAACAGTTACTGCTGGAACAAGCGTAACTGCAACTGCTACAAACGCAACAATCGTTTCAGCATTGCACTCAACTGCTGCACCAGTAGGAGCATCGTCAGGATCATCATCTTTGACAGTTGCAACTGGCACAGGAACAACTGCAACATTTTTTGTTTACACAAAGACAACAGCAATTGGAACAGTTGTAATTACAAATGGTCCAGTTACAGTTACATACTACGTACAAGGTACTGCTGGTCTAATCAATAACCTATCAGTTTCTGCACCTGCTTCAGGTGCTGCTGGTACAAAGCAAGACATCCTAGTTACAGCAACAGACGTATTTGGAAACAAGATTTCTGGTGCCTCAATTGCTGCAACTGTATTTGCTGCTACAGCAACAGTTGACACAGCAACAGTAACAACTGGTGCTACACTAACAGACTTTGGAGTTGCAAAGTTTACTGCAACACTTCCAACTACTGGTACACGCTCACTAATTATGTTTGCGCCAACAGTAACAAGTCCAGTGTCAACAACTGCTGCAGATGTAGTTGGTCTAACTGCTCGTACACTTGCACCATTTGCAGAGATTGCAGTTCGTGATCTAGTATCAGAACTTGCTGCTGAAAAGGCTGCAAAGGATGCAGCACTTGCTGCTAAGGCTGTTTCAGATGCTGCAGTTCTAAAGGCTGCTGCAGATGCAGTTGCTGCTAAGGCTGCTGCTGATGCTGCACTCGCAGCAGAGAAGGCTGCTTCAGCAAAGGCACTAGCAGATGCTAAGGTAGCATCAGATGCTGCTCTTCTTGCTAAGGATGCACAGATTGCTAAATTGACTGCAGATAATGCAGCAGCAATTAAGTCACTTAAGGATGCTTTCAATAAGTTGGCTCGCCAATGGAATGCAAAGAATCCGAAGGCACGAGTTACTCTAGTTAAGTAACCAAAACTTAAAGTTTGGGAGTCAGGAAACTGGCTCCCTTTCTTTTTGTCTGCATGTCTAATTGAATAATTTGATATAATAGGCAAGAGGAGAGTCCACCATTTTGAAAAAACTCTTGCGTATATTTACAGTTTCTACCCTTGCCTTTGCTTGGCTTTTGATAGCCCCTACAGAGGCTAATTCTGACGACCCTATAACAGTAGGTGCACAGAGGATAGAAGCCCTTAATGAGAAGGTCTCAGACCTTAATGATAGTGCTGAATTAGTCTCACTTATTGGCGTGGCACAAGATAAGTATGACGCTGCCGTAATTTCCAGGGACAACAAAATTTCAGCAGAAGAAACATATGTCCAAGCGGTAGATACAGAAGCAGAATCCCTATCAACCCTCAATACAAAAATATCAAACCTTTCTTCAGCCCAGTCCTCAGTAGATGGACAAACAGCCACAGTTGCTTTAGCCTTAACACACAAAGATGATGCTCAGGAAGCATTGGCAATAGCCAACCTTAATCTTCAAACCACACAATCTAATATGCAGGCTGCTGGAGAAACAGGTTTGGCATACACTGTTTATACTCTTGTTAGACAGGGTAATGTTGCTACCCCAGGATCTGTTCTTTGTTCTGGTACTTGGAACTCAAGCCACATGCAACTACCAGTTTGTGGTAACAGATACGAAAACTTTATAGTTAAGTTCACTGGTCAAATAACAGTACCGTCTTGGTTCACATCAACCTACTTTGCAGGATATACAGATGATGGGTTTAGAATGTATGTTGATGGGCAACTTGCCGTTGATAACTGGGTAGAGCAAGGGGCAAGATGGAGTAATTATTCTCCAGTATATGATGTTAGTGAAGACAAGACTTTAGATGTAGAAATATGGTGGTATAACGGCGGAGGCCCAGGTTCATATCACCTTGGATGGGCAATTCCTGGAGGATGGACTGGAGCAGGATGCGACTATGCTGGAAATCCAAGAGTATGGGGACAAAACTTTAGTTGTAATCTTGGAACATTTTCTTCTGGCCCAGGTGCAACACAGGAACAGATAGATGACTACAACGAAGCACTTGCAGCAAGAACATCTGCTTTGGCAGTATATAGCGATAAGTTATCTGTTTACAATCAGGAGGTTGCAACACTAAATGAATTACAAGATGACTTAGAATTAGCGCAGGAAGAAAAAGATGCTGCAGAAAGCACATATGAAATTGCAGAACTAAACACTGCTTTGACATTAGCAGCAAAAGATTTATCAATTGAAAACTACAATAATGCAATTGAAGATATGAATGATGCTATTACTGCTGCTGAAGAAGAGTACGAGGCTCAATGGGATTTTGAAGAAAAGCAGAGAATTAATGCTGCTATTGCTACTGCTCTTGCAAACCAACCACAGCCAACACCTACACCAGAGGTTACAGTAGAGCCTACACCAGAACCAACTCCAGAACCATCAACTGAGCCAACAGAGGAACCTACTGATGAACCTACCCCAGAGCCTTCTCCAGAGCCTACCAATGAGCCTACAGAAGACCCTAAGCCAGAGCCAACTGAAGAAACAACTCCAGAACCAGAACCAACAGATGAGCCAGTTGTAGACCCAACAGAAGAGCCAACTCCTGAACCACAACCAGAACCAACTCCAGAACCAGAACCAACAACTAATCCTGAAATAGAAGATGAAGAGTTGGCTGAACTTATTCCTGAAAAAGGTACAGGAACAGCAGAAGATTTATCTGGAGTTATTGCTAACCTTACAAGCAAGGATAATAAGTTAGTTACACTTTCACCTGAGCAAGTAGCAGCAGTTAGCCAAACCCTAAAGTCTTTGACACAAGAAGCAAAGGCAGAGATTGCTGGAGACCTTGGTATCAAGGCATCAGAAGTTGCACAGATTGCTGAGCAGATGAAAGATAACCCAGCACTTGCCTCAGCATTTGTTGAGTTCGCAGAAAGAGCGGGGGATGCAGGAGAAACCCCAATGCCATTTACATTAGCAGATGCAGTAACAGAAGTACAAACAGAAGCATTCTTGGCAGATCCATTGGGAGCAATTACAAACATAGATTTTGAAAAAATTCTAAACCCAGCGGAATGGGGAAAGGATATGACTGACGACCAAAGAGAAAAGGTTCAGGAAGTCATAATTCCAGTAATTATAGTATCAAACATTGTTAGTTCTGTTATGTCAATAAGGAGGTTATAATAGGATGGTTATGAATAAAGTTAAAGAAAGTATAAAGGTGATTTTAGGCAAAATAAAGATGCCTAAAATTACAATGCCTAAAATAAAAATACCAAGCATTAAAATCCCAAGCATCAAAATGCCAAAGTTTAAGATGCCAAAGGTAAATATTCCAAAAATATCTATTCCAAAGATTAAAATACCAACAATAGATATGGAAAAACTAAAAGCATATGGTGCAAAGTATTTTCCTATTATTAAAAAAGTATTTGAAATTTTGGTAAAGATTGTCAAAGGATTTATTTCATGGCTTTGGAAAGCAGTTAAAGAAAGTATTGCTCAGGTTTGGACACTACTTGGATTCTTTATTGCATGGCTTACCCTTACAGGGACAGCACAGCAGGTAGTTGGAATGGCAACATTAATTGCTACTGCTATCTGGCTTGTAACAATTCCATTGCGTGAAGAAAAAGAAGATTAGGATAGTTATTGATATGAAAAAAGTAGCAGCCCTTTTATCAGCAACAGTATTATCATTAATGTTAACATCTTGCGGAGTGCTAGAAAATAGATATCGTTATGATTGCCATGACCCTGAAAACTGGTATAATAAAGAGTGTAATCCACCAATCTGCCAAGCAGATGGATTATGCACTAAAGACATACTTGGTTTTGATCCTACGGAGGGTAGCGTAAATGAGTAAAAAAAGATATACATCAGATGAACTAGACGCACGACTAAAGTTTTTTCTTGGTATGACACTAGGAACAATCTTGTTGTTTACAACAATGGGAATTTTGTATGCCCTTGTTTTTGTAACACAACCAATTGGAGAGCAATCAGAAAATGACAAGATGTTCTTTAATGTGTTGTCATCTGTTGCAACATTTATTACTGGCACACTTGCTGGTATTTTGATTGGAAAAAATGGCGGGGGTTCAGATAACTCACAGCCTAATCAAGTATCTGAGCCTATGACTAATAGCGTTGTAGATGATCTTGATGAAATTGATGATTTTATTGAATAAATAATACATTACTTGACACCCCTTCTGGGAACTGGTATACTTAAATATACCTAATCTGGGAGGGGTTTGTAATGACTTGCATTGTTGCTCTACGCCATGAAGAAAAAGTTTATATGGCTGGAGATCGTGGAGCATCAGATGACGGAGTTATTCTCTCACTTCAATCACCAAAGGTTTGGAAAGTTGGACCGTACTTAATTGGTTATGCTGGATCAATGGACGGTGACAGAATCAGACACAATTTCAGACCATCAGCACCTAACATTAAAGATACAGACAAGTTTATGCACACTAAGTTTATTAAAGAACTTCGTGAATTTTACAATGAGTTTTGGATTGATACATCTAAAGAAGGTGAACTTAGTTTAATCATTGGTATTCGTGGAGAAATCTACGAACATAGTTCTGGAGATATGTCTTTATCTAAATATTCTTTGCCATATATGTCTATTGGTTCTGGTTCAGAATATGCATATGGAGTTTTGTATGCAACAGATAAACAAAAAAATGCAAGGAACAGGGTAATGCAAGCAGTAAATGCTGCAATTAAATTTAACCCATCTTGCATGGGTCCAGTTGACATCATAAGTGCCTAGGAGTATACTTAGTATATGAACGAAGAATTTGAAGAAATACTAAAGGATATTCAGAATATAGAGTCAAACTTTGATGAGTTTGAGATTTGGCTTGAAAACGGAATTGAACGGGGATGGGTAACTGAACCGTTCTGTAATACTCATGAGGGTGATCCCTACATGACAGAAGAAGAAGCAGCAGAGTGGGAAGAGGGCGGAGACCCTTGCCAAGTAGTAATTAAAATCAAAGAAAACTAACAGGGAGAAAAATGAAGAAAATAGCAGTGGGAATTATTGCAGTATTAAGTTTAGTATTGCTACAACCAGTACAAGCACAAACAGCAAAGTCAATTGTTATTATTGATACAGCAATTGATTCATCTATTCCACAACTAAAGGAAAAAATTGTACAAGAAGTTTGTATTCTTGACCGAATGCTTTGTCCTAATGGAACAAGATTTCAAGAAGGTTTAGGATCGGCAACGCTTACGCCTGCACAAATTAAGGCTAATGGATTTGACCATGGAACAAGCATGGCTCTTATTGCAAACAAAGTTAATCCAGATGCAAACATTATCTTTATTAGAATTGTTGGAATGAGGGCTAATGGAACTCAAGACAACTATAATGTTTTTGATATAGAGAAGGCTCTTTCTTGGGTTATTTTAAACAAAGAAAAGTATAACATTTCTTCTGTATCAGCATCAATGGGCAGCAATATCGTTGGCACTGGGCCAAAGTATTGTCCTACAAACGCAACACATTCTGGACTTGTTGGAAATATTGATAAACTTTTATCATTAAATGTTCCAACAATTTTTGCTGCAGGAAACAACAGAGACTATAAGAGAATTAACTTCCCAGCATGTATTGCACAGGCAGTGGCAGTAGGTGGAGCAACAGAAGGCAACACCATGTCTCCATTCTCAAATGCTGCTCCAGAAGTTGACTTCTATTTTCTTGAGGTGTTTAATGTTAATAATAAGACAGTAAGAGGAACTTCAGCAAGTGCTGCAGCATTTTCTGCTTACTGGGCTAAAAATTACAAGGGTACCTATCAGTCAACATATGACTACTTCGTATCAATATCTAAGAAAGCAGTAGGAAGAACAACTGCAACTGATAGGCTTGTAAGTCTTTTAGGTTAATTGGTTTTGGTCTGTAACTCAGTTGGTAGAGTGCCGAACTGTTAATTCGGAAGTCGCAGGATCGTGACCTGCCAGACCAGCAAAAGCGAGTGTTGCATAATGGTAGTGCACCATCCTTCCAAGTTGGTTGTGCCAGTTCGATTCTGGTCACTCGCTCCAAGGGCCTGGCTTATAGTGGTTAGGACATCATCTTTTTATGATGGAAGCAAGTGTTGAATTTTATTTAAGGATCTTTAATAAAATAATATAATTTATGGTATACTGATTTATAGTTTATAGGGGGATAAAATAAAATGAATAAAATACTTGGAATTTCAGTAATGCATGATTCTTCTATTTGTATTTTTGAAAATGGGAAAATAGTTAACTTTTTAAAAGAAGAACGTTTTTCAAAAAATAAAAGAGATATGTATCCAGCAAAATCTGTTTTTGAAATAGACTTAAAGAATGAACCAGTTGATCTTGCATATTCAGCACCAATCAAAGAAGATCATGTAAGGGATATAGTACATAGAATACTAAGCAAAAATTTTAAAATTGATAAAGTTTCTGACTATTCAGATGAACATCATTTAGTTCACGCAAATTTAGCATTTTATAATAGTGGTTTTGATCAAGCCCTTGTTTTTGTTATTGATAGAAATGGTTCAGTCTTTGGAAACTCTGTCAGGGAATCTGAAAGCGTTTATTTAGCATCTTATCCAAATAACTTTAAAGCATTATGTAAAAATTATTGGCTATTTAGTAATTATGGACATGAGTTTGTTGATTCATTAAAAGTTAATGATCCAGATTGTGATTTTAATGCTAAGTCAATGTTTGGAATTGTAAAGGTTTATGAAAGCGCAACTACTCTAATTGGACAACATGCCCTTGAAAATGGCAAAACAATGGGTCTTTCAGCATATGGAGACAAAAACAAGAGTTATCCAAAACTATTTGGTGATGGTTTTATTCCTTTAGATTACCATTTTGGCCATGAGGATTTTATGGATTTAAGATCTGCCAACTATATAAAATTAAAAGATAAATTAACAAAAAATCTAACTGCTGAAAATTATCAAGAATACGCAGACTATGCCTGGAATGTTCAAAAAGAAACTCAAGAGGCAGTTGCGTCAATGATTAATATGTATGTAGAAAAAACAGGTGTTAAAAATGTATGCATCACTGGTGGATACGGTTTAAATGTTGTTGCAAATCATTATTATATTACACAATTTCCAGAAATTAATTTCTTTTTTGAGCCATTAGCAGATGATAGTGGAAATAGCATTGGCGCAGCAATGAAATATTATCGTGATACAACGTTCGATTCTACTATTAATAAATTAGAGCATACATTTTTTAATGGTAAAAATTATTTGCTTGATAATATTAATGGATTAGATGTTTCTATATCCGATGTTGCAAAACTAATTTCTGATGGTAAAAGTATTGCAGTGTATAATGGACTTGCAGAGGCTGGTCCAAGAGCACTTGGAAATAGATCAATTCTTTTTGATTGTAGAGATAAAGATGCAAAAGAAAAAGTAAATAGAATTAAAAAAAGAGAATGGTATCGTCCATTTGCTGCAATGGTATTAGAAGAAGATTCTAATGAGTATTTTGAAATGGGTAAAATTAAAAAAAGTGAATTCATGACAATTTCGTTTCCAGTTAAAGATCATGCAATTAAAAAAATACCAGGGGTCGTCCACATTGACAATACTTGCAGAATACAAACAGTTGACAATTCTAATCCAATAATTTTTAATCTGTTAAATGAATTTAAAAAAATAACAAAAATGGGAATATTACTTAATACTAGTTTTAACCTTGCTGGTAATCCACTGGTTGAAACGCCAGAAGATGCTTTTTATACACTAAAAAATAGTGAATTAGACTATGTTTGGTTTCCAGAAATATCAAAACTTGTATCTAAAAAAGATATTTAATTTAATAAATATAAAAATTATAGTTATGTGATATAATAATATTGTACCTGCCGATTGGGGGTACATTAACTTATTCGCTTGAAAGGGGAATAAAATGGTAGTAACACATGCAATGGATCTATTCAATGATCCTTTTTTTATTGGCTTTAACAGAGAGTTAGGCCGCTTAAGTAACGCACATAAAACAAACTCACAAACATATCCTCCATATGATCTTCTTAAACTAGATGAAGATACATATAGAATCTCTTTGGCTGTTGCTGGATTTTCCAGGGAAAATATTGATATCTCAGTAGACAATGGAACTCTTATTATTAAGGGTGAAATCGTAGAGGTAGTAGATGCTGAAGTAGTTCATAAGGGTATTGCTGGTCGTAAATTTGTACGATCATTTGCTCTTGGAGAATATATGGAAGTGACTGGTGCAGAAATGAAGGATGGTATGCTACATATTAATGTAGACCGTATTATTCCTGAAGATAAAAAGCCAAAGACTATTGAAATCAAACTTGCTAAAAAGTAGTATATAGGCTATAATTGTATAAGAGACCTAGGCATGTCTTTATAAACTGCCCCTTAATATTAGGAGATAAAAATGGCAGCAAAAGGTAGTTTAGAGTCAATCATTGAGGTTGCAAAAAAAGAAATTGGAACAATTGAAGGTCCAAAAGATAATGAAACAAAGTATGGCAAGTGGACTGGTGTTAATTTTCAGCCATGGTGCCAATCATTTGTTTCTTGGTGTGCCTTTACTTCTGGATTAGATGCAAAGAAGTATCCAAAGTCTGCATCAACAGTTGCAGCAGCAGACTGGTTTAAGAAGAATGATCGTTGGTCAGATGCACGTAACGATGACCCAACTCCAGGAGACTGGATTTATTTTGATTTTCCAGACGATGGTGTAAACCGTATTTCACATGTTGGTATTTGTATTAAAAATAATGGAGATGGAACTATTCAAGTTATTGAGGGAAATACTTCAGGAACTGCAAAAGGAGATCAGCGCAACGGAGGAATGTGCGTAGAGAAAACTCGTGCATATGTAAAGAACAATAAGGCTAAGTTAGTTAATGCTGTTGTTGGTTGGGGTCGTCCAGTTTATACTGGCGAAGAAAACCTTCCGCTTCTTTCCAAGGTTGGATCATCTGATGCTCCAGTTAAAGCATCTGCTCCAGTATCTTCAACACCTTCTGCACCTGCAGTTAAGAAAGAGTTTAAGCAGTTTAAAGAAGGCGCAAAAGGTTCACCTGTTAAAAAGATTCAAGAAGCACTTGGCTTAAAGGCTGATGGAGTTTTTGGTCCAGGAACATCTAAGGCAGTTAAAGATTTTCAATCTAAGTCTAAACTTCCAGTAACTGGAATTGTAGATTTAAAAACATATAAGGCTATTTTGAAGTAATGCCAGTATATGAATACAAATGTACAGGACAATGTTCTGAAATTGTAATCAAGCAAAGATCTATTAAAGATGCCGATCCAGGGTATGAGTGTCAAACTTGCACTCTACCACTGGAACGTGTATACTCTAATGTAACAGCAGTATTCAACGGTAGTGGATTTTATTCCACTGATAACAGAAAGTAGCGGTATACTATGAACATGACAATGACAAAAGAAGTTGTTCAAGAAGAATGGATTCTAAATGCAACAGACAGATGTGATGCTTGTGCAGCAGAAGCACTAGTAAAAGTAACTGGATTATCTGGAGATTTAATGTTTTGTGGACATCATTACAACAAGATTATGGATAATAAAGAAGGCTACAAGAAAATGATTTCTTTTGCACTTTCAGTTGTTGATGAACGACATAAACTTATTGAAAACAAGTCAAAGGGGCAGGATTACTAATGTTTGAATATTATGTAAAGAAGGTAGAAGACGTAGTAGATGGAGATACCATTGACGTTGTTATTGATTTAGGGTTTGATATTATGTTTGCATCTCGTGTAAGACTTGCTGGTATTGATACGCCTGAGTCTCGTACTAAGGACAAGGCTGAGAAGGCTCTTGGTCTTGAGTCTAAGGAGTATTTAAAGAAGCACCTTAAGGATGCCAAGTCTGTTGTAATTAAGACTGAGAAGATGAACTCATCTGAAAAGTTTGGACGCATTCTTGGTTGGATATATGTTAATGGAGACACAGTATCTCTAAACGATATGATGATTAATGATGGATATGCCTGGGGATATATGGGTGACACAAAGGTTAAAGACTTTGAAGCACTTAAAAAGGCTAGACTAAAATCAGGTAAGTAATGGATGCAAAAAGTCAAGCACTTCTTGATCATTTAATTAATCAGGGTGCTATTCAAATATCAGACATTGATATTAATGGAGAGATTGTTTATTCTATTACTGATAAACTACAAGAGGTTCATCCAGAGTTATATTTAGAACTTAGAGATGAGTTTGAGCATAATATGTTTGAAATGATAAATCAGGGTCCAAAAATTATGACTTGGAGAATAAGAGCCAAATGAAATCAATTCTTTATTTTACTGCAGAATGGTGTAACCCATGTAAAAAAACAAAGCCAATTGTTGAGCAGTTAAATACTGAGCAAATTATGGCTAAATTTTTTATAGTTGATGTTGATTCTGATATTGAAATGACTAAAGATTTTGAGATTAGGTCTGTTCCTACTTTTGTAGTAATGAAAGATAATACTGAAATCCATCGTGTGACTGGTGCACAAACAAGGCAGCAGTTAGAGGAGTTAATTAGATATGAACAGCAATGAAGATGAACTAATCAAAAATTTAATACTTGAAGGTGCTTTAGAAGTTGCTGGAGTAGATTCAGAGACTAATGAACTTTTATACACTATTACTCCAAAGATGCAAGAAGTCATGCCAGATATGTATGAAGATCACCTAACTCAAGTAAATAGAGATCTTTTAAACCTATGGGAAAAAGGGTATGTTAATATTGATTTTTTATTGGCAGAGCCATCAGTCACTATATCTGAAAAAGGTCTTAATAAGGCTGAGGTTGCTAAACTATCCAAGCATGAAATTTGGGCACTAGAAGAGGTCAAGAGACTATTAAAAGGGTAAAGTCTGATATAATCAGTATATGATAAAAGAAGGCGACTTTGTTATGGGCTCAACATCTGAAGGTGTTGTGCATGGCGTTGTAGAGCACATTATGAATGAAGGTGGAATCCTTGGTACCCCTGGATCAGAGTATGCCCTGGTTTCAATGCCACCAGACAATCCAGCAATGTCTGTTAGAATTTATAAAGAAGAAGATGGCAAGTGGGAAGCAACAGCCTATAGCATTGGAATGATGTATAAAAATGCACAAGTTGCAGATATCAACAACCACACCATGGAAGATGATGATATGGATTCAGAGGTTGCTATGGCAATGTACGATTCATCAATTGGTAAATCACAAGAAATGGAAGATGAAATGGAAAAAGCAAAAAAGCCTAACTATGGTGAAATGATTCAGCCACGTCGTGGTGGATCAACACCTTCAAACCCACGCCTTTATGCAAGAGTTGTGCAGGCAGCAAAAGATAAATTTGATGTGTATCCATCTGCAGTTGCAAATTCTTGGGTAGTACAAGAATACAAGCGCCGTGGTGGAACATATAAGTCTGAAAAAGAATTAGGATCAGATAATTTTTGGAATGGATTTTTAAAATAATGCCAAAGAAAAAAGCACAATCTTTTAATGCAACACAAATCAAAGATGGAAAGATTGTACGCATGAATAAAAACGGTACAGTTAAATCTATTATTGGTCCATACGAAGTAAAGCATCCAAAGAAGGATAAGTAATGGCAGATACATACTCACCTAATGCAGGCATGAAGGCTGCTGCAAGACGTGCTTTGAAGTGGAAAGAAGATGGCAAGGCAACGGGGGCTGGAACTCCAGTAGGTTGGGGTAGAGCAACAGATATTGTTAACGGCGCATCTATGTCACTTGATACTGTTAAGAGAATGTACTCTTTCTTTTCACGTCATGAAGTAGATAAAAAGGGCAAAGGTTTTTACGATGGTCCAGATTTTCCTTCTAATGGAAGAATTATGTGGGAAGCATGGGGCGGAGATGCAGGTTTTGCGTGGAGTCGTGCCATTGTTGAACGTGAAAAAAGTAAAACAGAAAAGGTTTGGCAAGGAAGTCCATTTAGTTTAAGGGGGGAATAAGTATGGAAGATTTAACTATTGATGAATTAAGACAACTCTTGGCATTCTATAAACAAAGAGCGTCAGACGTAGAGTTTTCATTATTACAAACGCAGATAAAATTAAATAAGTTTATGTCTGCTCAATTAGTTTCAGATCAAAATGTTTCAAAAAAAGAAACACCAGAAAAAACAAATAAATAATTAGGAGAAAAAGTGCAGGCTATTTTAATTATCGGCTTGACATTGATCTCTTTTTCATCTATAATTATAGTAATGAACAAAAAAAGAAAAAAATCTTTTAATAAAGTCTTGTATCGTCAAAGTGATATGCACAACATATTAAAAGATTTTTTCTTTAAAGACATTTTTGATGACAAAGTTGTTACATCTCAATCCAAGATTTGGAAAGAAAAACAAACAACTAAGGTTGTCATAATAGATCAAAAAGCATATTGGGTATCAAATAACATGTTTTATGTTGGTGATACAGTAGATGGAAAAGTCAGACCAGAAACTGGAAGACCTTTAGATACAACCAAGATGTCAAAAAAAGAAGTAGATAAGATGTTATTCATCCTGGATAACTTAAAGAATGGGAAAATAAATGATAGTGGCAGTGCAGGGAACTAATGAGTTTAACGATTACAACCTATTCCTTCGTGCTATAAGCGTTGCTTTATCTGGAATGAAAGAAGAAGAAAAAGATTTTATAATCTATTCTGTTGGACCAACAAAAGTCAACTCTTTTGTTTCAGAGTTTTCAAACCTATCAGAAAGAGGAATGAAAGCAAGAGGTCGTAAGATAAAGTTTTACAAAGTTCCAGAGAGTTGGCTATATCAAAATATGGATCAAGTAAACTATTTTGCATTTCTTAGCAAACCAAAAGAGTCAGTATCAAAATTAACAACTTTTGCAGAATCAAAAAATGTAGAAGTCGGAATCTTCCGTTACTAAAAGAAAGTAAAAATATGATAATTAATTCGTTAGCACATATGGAAAAGATTGTTTCAAAGAATAAAGAACTTGAGTGGGTTGGTTGGGACGTTGTAGAACGTAAAAGATCAGACCTTGCAAGAACATCTCCAAGCGGAGTACGTGTAAGAAATGCTTGGTATTTACAAAAAACCTTTAACCTTAATCGTAATGGTTGGGATATTCCAAACAAATACGGTCAGTAAATGAAGCAGCATTTATGGAAAGATCAAGCAGCGTGTCTTGGTCTTGATACTAATATATTTTTTGATAAGTATGAAGACAGTGTAGATGTACGCCCAATTGTAGATTCAATGTGCCAAAGATGTCCAGTATCAAAGGTTTGCTTTGCTAATGGAGTTTCTGGTAAAGAGTATGGTGTGTGGGGTGGAGTGTTTCTTGAACTTGGAAATATATCTAGAGAGTTTAATAAGCATAAAACTAAGCAAGACTGGGCTAATACTTGGCAAGCATTGACAATGGAGAAATAATTGTACACTGATCAAATGCGTAGAGCCTTTCACTCTGTAGTACCTCCAAAGGGTTTTGCTATAGAGTTAATTGATAATGAACACTTTTTAACTATTAAGTTAAATGAACTTAAGTTTGCAAAGATGGTTCATGACGATAAAATACAGGCTCTTCAATATGTTTTGAATTTAAAAAAAGCATTGGAAATGGAAGGGGCTATCGTCCTAGTAACAAGAGAGGCAATAAAATGAAAATTTTTGTATCTATTGCATCTTATCGTGATCCAGAACTTCAATGGACAATTAAAAGTGCTATTGCAAATGCAAATAATCCAGACAATCTATATTTTGGTGTTGTTCATCAGGGAGTTGATTCAGAACTGTTTGATATTCAGGAGATTAAAAACATATCTATAACTAAAATGCATCCAAAAGAAGCAAGAGGTGCAGGATATGCAAGAGCAAAAGCAATGGAGTTATACTGTGGACAAGAGTATTTTCTTCAAATTGATTCACACACTAGATTTGTTCCTGGTTGGGACTCTATATCTATTGATCAGTTGAACAGGGCTAAGAATATATCTGGACATAGTAGAGTTATGCTTTCATACTTTCCTGCCCCATTTGAGCCAGAAAGAGATGGCGGTATGTATTTAATTACAAACAACCCAAAAGTAAAGCCATATCCAACTAGACAAAAGATATCATTAAATAAAAGAAAGCAATGGACAGCAGAAAGATTTGAGTTTGAAGATAGAGCAAAAGAAAATCCAGAATTATCTCAAACAGTTCTTGGTGGCTTTATGTTTTCAGATGGCTCAATAGTAGAGGAAGTTCCATACGATCCAGATATTAGTTTCTTTGGTGAAGAGGTTTGTTTTGCTATGAGATCATGGACTAGAGGATGGGACATATATTCTCCTTCAAAGAATATCGTTTATCATTTTTATTCTCGTGGCGGGTACAGCAAAATATGGAAAGATAGAAATCTGCGTGGTATCTCTTGGAAAGAACTAGAAGAAATATCATATAAAAAACAAAAAAGAATTCTTTGCGGTGAAGAGTCTGGAATCTTTGGTGCTGGTGATGTAAGAACACTTGAGGAGTATGAGATGTTTACTAATACTAACTTTAAAGATTTTTATAGTTTGACAAACCTATAGTGTTAGGATATAATTAAATTATGTGGAGTGGTGATATGAAAGATATTTTTATTGTTGTTTTTGCAACCCTGTCAGTTTGCTTTGCAGCCTCATACATATTAGTTTTAAGACAATTAATTAAACTTAAAAGAGATGTTTCAAAACTTTTTATTGAAAAGACCTTGCTTCAAGAATATGTTGATCTAAGTAAATCTACAAAAACAAAAGAAGATTCGGATGATTCAATACATAAAGAAAACTTTATTAAGTTTCTTTCTGATTCTAGACTGTGGGCATTTGAATATATTGAGAATGTGCAGAAAGGTTTAACTAAATTTGTTAATGATGTTGATGCAGACATATCATACTTTGATGAATATGGAGAAGTATTATCTATGTCAAGACCAGACTACCCATCTATGAAAAATATTTCAAAAGCATATAAAGAATTAAAAACACTATTGCCAGAGGATGAAATAAAACAATGAGAGATATATTGTTATCAACATTAACAGGTTTTGGATGTGGTGTAGTATTTGCTGCATTCAAATTGCCAGTTCCAGCCCCTCCAGTTTTTGCGGGAGTCGCAGGAATTGTAGGGCTATGGGCTGGATATGCTATACTAATAAAGGTTCTATCCTAGGAGGAAAAATGAACACAGAACAACTAAAGGCAGTACTTGCATCATACGGACGTTCAGTCCTTGCATCAGGTCTTGCACTATACATGGCAGGCGTAACAGATCCAAAGGATCTATGGACTGCTCTTGTAGCAGCAGTAGCACCAGTGGCTATTAGAGCAATTAACCCTAACGACAAGGCTTTTGGTATCTTGCCAGATGCTAAGGCTGTAGATGCGGCTCTGAAGGCTGCTAAGGCACCTGTAAAGAAGGCTGCTAAGAAGGCTGTTGCTAAGAAAGCAGCGCCAAAGAAGTAATATTTACTTACAGAATTGCCAGTCTAGAAATAGGCTGGCTTTTTTGTTTTATGAGTTAATTAAGTTTATGTATTTGTCTTTTAATGACTCTGTTGAAAAATTAATAAACCCAAGATCAAATGCTTCTTGTTTAATTAAACTATCTTTCTTTTCCATGTAGTCATCAACTGTTTTTGCAAGGGTCTTTGGACTAATATCATATACATCAATAATAGCCTTAGCCTTAAACTCATCAATCTTCTTTGCCTCTACTGTCCACTTATCTGGAAGTATGGCATTGTTTGGAGAAATGCGGGGCATAAAAACAGGTAGCCCACTAAGAAGAGCCTCATTCATAGGTAAACATAATCCAGCATACCTTCTAGGTAATACCATTGCATCATAGCCAGAGTATAAATCTTCTGGTTCTTTTGTTGTATTAGTCTGGATAGTTAGTCTTTCATTAGTATTTCTAATCCCTAAATCAGTTTGAGTTTTAATTACAACTTCGTAATCTCCTGTAGAATACTTAAGCATTTCTATTACAGAATTGGTACCGTTTCTATCTTTAACTGCAGCCTTACCACCAATATGGAGTATGCGATTATGACTCTTTGACATATTATTTTCTTTTGCATTCTTAAAGTTTTCGTGGTTTGTTGGTGGTGGTAGATAAACAACTTTACAACTATCACCAAAAAGTTCAACTATCTTATCCATATTCCATAGGCTAGGAGCAACAAGGACATCTGGAAGTGACCAATCGGTATGTACAAGGTTTCCAAAAAACTCATAGTTGTACTGAAGTATTGTTTTAATACCACGGGATCTTGCTAAATTAATAAATTTTGGATTATAAAATGTTTCACAACTAATTACTACATCAACACCCCTAAGAAACTCTGATATCTCAGATGTTGTTGGAAAACCTTTTATTGTAGTTTTATAATTATATCCATCATACCACTCAGGATGTTGTTTATTTTCATTAAAGAATGTTGAATTAATAAGCATAATCTTATCAGGGTTTAACATGTTAACTAATTCCCTGGTTTGATTACCAAGGCCAGTATCATCACATCTTGCAACTATTCCAACTCTCATTTTTCACCGTTTTCAAAAAATCCAGAGTCCCTTAGTTCTTTTTTAGCCTCTTCAATTGTTTTCCATTCCCAGTAATTATCGTCATTCGTAAACTTTTGAGTACTTTTTCTGCCATCTAAATGAATAACACGGCTTATGTTTTTCCCTTTATCTGGATAATATATAAACATTTTGTGTGCTTCCCAATTTCTAATCTTAAACTCATAGTTGTCTTCTGAAGGTATTATTTGGTTTGGTAAATATTCACAATCAGTTTGAACTTTTCCATAAATTTCATCTTCTATATAGTTTATTTCTTTGACATTCGGAAGTATAACTTGTCTGTAATAATTAGTTAAGGCAAGATGAGGGTTCTGACTCCACTGAACAGTCTTTAAGAAAATGTCTTCTTCTCCACACATCATATGCTCATGCTCTACAGGAACTTCTTCTCTTAAATAAAAACGTATAACGTTTGCTTTGTCATCACCAATTAGATCAAAACATTTTTGCCACTCTATTGGCCTATCAATTCTTAATGGCAAATCTCCTTCTATGTATAAAATTAAGGATGTTTCTACAAGACCAATTGTTTTTTTCATCATTGTAGTTTGATGACTGTGCTTATCAAAAATTATTGGTAATACGTTTTTATATTCATGTAAGCATTTCCATAGAACTTTATTTTTGTATTCGTTATACTCATCTTCGTATTGTCTTTGTTCTTCTCTTATGCCATCTATTTGTAAAATAATTTCATTATTGGGAAAATGAAATCTTATATTTTTAATTGTTTCATCTATCACTTTAGTGCTAGGATGACTTGGTATATAAGAAGTTGGAACTACAATAGTAACATCAGTTATTTGCATTTATTTGTCTCATAATCTTTATAGAAAAGTCTCTCTTGTATTTAATCCACCAGCAAACTACTTGATGCATATTTCTTGGATAGTCAATTAATAAATCTGGCAGAACTTTTTCAAGATTATTCCAATTATCTAAAGACTTAACAGGAAATTCAGGACCAAACATTTTTATATAAAATTTTGTTTCTGTCATCGATGGATCTAGTTTATCTGCAATAGGTAGAGTTAATAACTCTATTGCTTCAAAAAATCTAAATGTATCTATTACTGCTGCACCAGATGGACATGGAGCAATTTTTGCACTTGCAAGTTTAGCATAATAGTCTTTTGGTTTATCGCCCAAGGAAAACCCTTCTGTTGGTCCATATAGTGAATTTTTTAATCTTGGCATAACTGAGGCTAACTCTCTTCTTCTTGAGTGTGTTATCTGTCCCCCAAAGTATACGTCATATTCTTTTTCTTTATATTCTGGAATGTTATCTTTAAAGTGTTGTGGGGCACCTACTGGCATATGGTTATATTCCCCATGCTTTTTATGAGGGTACTGAATCCATATTTCAATATTAGGATGTTTAATTTCACTTACATTAAATTTAGCATTTTCATCACCATTAACAAATAAAACAACTCTTGATATTTTATTTAACTCTGCAGATATTTCTTTTTCATTACCAGCGTTTCCTGGACCAGGAATAACTACAAAGGCTCTTTCCTCTATTGGAAGTTCTTTTACAGTTATTTGTTCAATATGATTTCTATCAAATGTTTGCTTCAATAGTCCATAGTCCCATTTCCCGTCGGCAGAGTCAAGTGGGTTAATTGAATATAGGTATGCCTTTATGTTACTCATTTTTAGTTCCATCTTGCATAAATTCAGAAGTATCGCAAGCAGCACAGGTATTAACCTTTATATTTCCTACAACAGATGTAGATTTAAAAAAATTTCCACACTTACAGGTAACTGTTACTTCAAAGAAATCTGTTTTGTTTTTCTTAGACTCTTTGTCTATCCATTGATTGTAATAGTCATCTGTAAAATAACCAAGACCGTTTTCCTTTTTGTCAAATGGATAAAAGAAAGAGTTGTATGGGTCTTCATTAGTTGAGGGATATCTTCCCCACTTCTTATTATAATACTCTCTAGTTACACCCATATTTGGATCAACTCCTCCAAGTTTTAGACTATGTGCCATTATTGTATCTTTAATATCAACTTTAACTTTTTCCCACATTGTTTTATTCTCTACAATTTTTTTCCAATGATCGTCATATTCTAATAAAAATGCTCTTTGAATTCTCATGCTATAGTCAAAGTCTTCGTAGCCATATGGCGTAAAGTTGGTATCAAAAAACCCAACCTTATCTATTAAGGTTTTATGAAATGCTATAAAGTGCCATCCATAAACACCCATTGCTTCAACTATGACATGTTCTGTATTCTTTAATATTTCAATAAAATCTAACCCACCAGGCTCACCAAATTTAACAGCAGCACTCATAACTATATACCAATCAGCACCGTCATCATACATTTTTTGTATTCCAAGATTATGGCTTGCCGAAAACCCAATATTGTTTTCAGTATTATCAATTTCAAAAACATTTTCTAGTTTACATGTTGCCATGAGATTATCTCTAAAAGACTTAACTCTGTATGGAAGACCGACAACGTATTTCATTTATTAAATATATCCTGATTTACCCAAGTTTTTGGAGTAAGATGACTTTTAATTTCAACTGGCAAGTTAAAGTTAAATGGTCCAGTGCCACGACTTTCCACCCACTCAACCATAGAAGTTAAGATTTCTTTTAATTCGTAGTGTGTCTCATAGTTAAGCAGTTTTCTTGCTTTTTCTGCTGAGCAATGCGCCAACCTTACTTCAGATGGTCTTGAGTCTAAGTATATTGGACTTAAGTCAAAATCAAGGATTGATGCAATTTCTTCTGCTAAATGATTGATAGTTATAAAATTGTCATCAGGACCAATATTGATTACCTCTCTATTGGCTACATCAGAAAAAATAACTTTATGAAATGGATCTATAATATCTCTTATGTCAGAGAAACATCTCTTTTGGTTTCCATCACCATAAATTATTGGCTGCTTTTTTTGTAGCATACGATTAATCATAATTCCAGCAACATTTCTAAAAGGGTCTGTATAGTTTTGTCCATGTCCAACGACATTGTGTGGAACTAAAATTACAAACTCCATTCCGTGTGTTTCAGAAAGATTTTTTAGCGTTAGTTCAAATGCATGTTTTGCTATGCCATATGGATCTTGTGGCTTAGGAGTCATATTTTCTGTAAACGGAAGAGTATCTTGCATACCATATCTTGCCATGCTTGATGTGTATACAAACTTTTTAACTCCTGCCTGTATCGCACAAGTCAAAACGTTCATAGAGTTACCGTATGTATTATCAGTAATAAATTTAGGAGAAAAAACAGAAAGTCCTTCGTGAGCAGTACATGCTGCATGGATTACAACTTCAATGTCTTTAAAGTCTTCCTTGGTTAGATCATTGCAGTCTTTATTGACCCATTTAATTTCTGAAGGTATATTATCAATATAGCCACCAACTAGATTATCTACTCCGATAATATTATGATTTGAAAGGCTCCTTGCGATGTTGCTTCCCAATAGGCCAGCAACACCAGTGATCAATATATTCATTTTACCCTGCCCCTTTTTAGTCTTATAATATTATAGCATAGGGTTTTGTGATACAATGTTTAAATGAATGATCTGCTTGTCCTGGTCCCATCAAGAGGAAGACCCAAAAACCAAGAAAGGTTTTTAGAGTATTTTTTTAAAAATTCTACAATTAGCGATGTTTGTTTTATCCTTGACTTTGATGATGAATCTAACTACTCAAGGCTTGACAACGTTATCTATGAAGTAGGGGAGCCAGTAATGCTTAATGAAAAACTAAATAAAGTCTCTAAAAAATATTATAATGAATATAAGTTTATTGCATTTATTGGAGACGATCACCTTTTGCAAACATATGGGTGGGATAAAATTTTAATAAATCCACTATTAAAAAAATTTGGTATATCTTATGGAAATGACCTTTATAAAAAAGAAGAAATGCCTACATGCTCAGTAATAAGTTCTGAAATTATCAAATGTCTTGGATATATGGCCCCACCAGAGTTAAAACACTCATATATAGATAAGTTCTGGTTAGATCTTGGCACTGCTATAGGGAACATAAACTATTTTAATGATGTTGTTTGGGAGCACATTCATCCAGATAACAAAAAAACTGAAGTAGATGAAACATATTTAAGAGGGTGGTCAAGCCAGTCTCAAGATAAGCAAAACTATGCGCTCTATAAAGACATTAGATTTTATGAAGATGTTGCAAAAATAAAGGAAATAATTTAATCATGAGTTTGATGTCTATTTTTGAAAAATTAAATAAGCCCACAGATAAAGGTACTTGTCACAACTATATTGAGATATACAATAAAGAGTTAGACAAAAAAGATAAAGTGGTTTTGTTAGAGATTGGCATCCATCACGGAGGCTCCTTAGTCTTATGGGATGAGTGGTTTAATAATGCAGAAATTTATGGGATAGATCCATATTTTGAATACAATGGAGTCTTGCCAGATGCCGTAGCCAAGTTACCATATAAAATTTTTACAATTGACTCAACATCAAAAGACCAATCTGTAATATTTAAAGATGAAATGTTTGACTATATTATAGATGATGGGGTTCATACCTCTGAGTTTCAAATAAAAACATTTGATATTTATTTTAATAAACTATTAACAGGTGGGAAATATTTTATTGAGGATATTGCATCAAACGAAGACCTTGTTAATCTTGAAGAACATTTACACAATTTTAATTATAAAGTAATTGATTTAAGATATCTTGGAAGATATGACGACTTAATGATTATTGTACAAAAATAAATTAAGAAATTCCAAGTTCTTCTAAAATTGCAGTCCACCTATGAACATATGTATGTTCTTTCTTTGTACGATTATGTCCATTGACTCTGATTCTTTCTCGTACCAAAGAGTTTTCAAGATACTGATCTATCTTATCTCTTAGGTCATTAAAGTTTCCATGCTTATAAAATACAACTTCATCAGACATAAAGTATTCATCTAAGCCCTTAATTTCTGGGTAAATAGTAAACCCACCACGACCAGTAGACTCAAACAATCTATCACTAGTGTAATAAGGATATTCAAATCCTATGTTAAGACTATCTCCAACTGCAATCTTACTCTTTGCATAAATACGGTTTAGTGCATCACCACGAATAGTTCCAGTATCACCGTCTCCACCAACATGGAGAAATCTCTTGCCATATGTTTTTCTTAAGAAATCAATTAGTTCTGGGCGATATTTGTGTTCGTGATGATATCTCTTGCTGCCAACAAAAATAACATCGTACTCAAAGTTTTGTGTGTCGTAGTCTGGGTGGATGTAACATTCCTTATCGTATACCCCCGCAGGCATGAAGTGGCCTTTTACTGCGGTATTGTGATCAAACCAATCAGCCATAAGTTTATCTACAGTAAAGAAGTGGCCAATAGTTCTATAAAAACTATCATGCTTTAAATCTTTCTGACGATCTAATCCAAACCATAGATCTAGATGGTATGTCATTGTAGGAATGCCAGCAGAATTTAATTGCTTAAGGACTTCATCCATTGTAATATTTCCAACTGTTTCCCATCCATGTGTATGTACCCATATAAATAGATCAGATGCTGAGGCTTTTTCTAGGATAGTTTGTGTCTTAGCCTTACGCTCTTGTAATTTTGTCACGGTATGGCCTAAAGATTCTAGACTACTAGCATGATGGTTCTCACTACTATAAGATACTTCAAAATTGCCAAGAAAAACTATATTTGCCATAAATACCCCTTTGTTTTAATCTATTATAGCATCTCTGGTAGGATTTGAACCTACGACCTACACCTTAGAAGGGTGTCACTCTTCCGCTGAGTTACAGAGATTTAGTAGACCTAGAAGGTAATGCTCCTTCTTCTCAGGATTAAAAGTCCTGAGCATCACTTTAATGCTTTAGGTCCATAGTACATCTGGAAGGACTTGAACCTTCGGCTCTCTGCATATAAGGCAGGTACTCTAACCAACTGAGTTACAGATGTATAGTACACCAGGTAGGACTTGAACCTACGAATAGCCGAATTATGAGTTCGGTGCCTTAACCAACTTGGCTACTGGTGCATACACATAAGTATATTCTAGTATTGCATAAAAGTCAAACATATAATTTAAATTAAATTATTTTTAATTTCCTTAATAATATTTTTTTTATTTTTAAACATTGAATAATATTCTTCTAAACCTCTAATTTTTTGTCTTCTATAAAATTTAGAATAAAGAACGTTTTGAATATTTCTATTTAAATAATCATTTGGTAAAAATTGTTTAAAAATAATTTTTTTATCTGTATTAAAGTTAATATAACTATAAACTTCGTCTTCTTTTATTTTAAAAGAATTGTAATTGTTTTTTAAAAAAAATGCAAAATCTATTGCTCTAAACCATTTTCCTATATCTAGTGTTCCAGGAATTATATTGCATCTTTCTGTTATGTTGTTATCTTCTAAGAATGGATTTATACCAACAGAAAGTTCTAAACTTTTTTCTTCAGTAAAAAATATTAATTCCTGACGAAATGAAAAACTTTTATGATCAATAGATCTTACTTCTACATGTTTTTCATAAAATGCTTGATCAAATTTATTTGAAACAATGAAATCGTTTTCATTTATTTCAAACTCATAGTCGTATATAGACTTTAATCCAAAGTAATTGTTTAAATATTTTTTAAAACTTGGACAAAATTCTATTTTTGAAGATATGCATTTTTCTGTTTTTGCAAAATTTTTATAAATTGGAAATGGTTCAACTGCTCTCATCCATTCATCTTCTAATGATGCCCAATAAACTACAATTGAATTACTCATAAGTAATTTTTCCTTTTCCAATATTCTTTTTTATACCATCCAGCAAAAACTGCTATGCTTCTTTTTTGATTTAAGAATCCTTCTTTTTTAAGTTTTTCATCCACAACAGAATGCCAATCTTGTGTTTTAAAAGGTATAACTTGCATTATTGGAGTGCCCTGTTTTATAATTCCAGAGAAGTTTTTCTTTAACATAAAGGGAACATTTCCATTTGCATATAAAGCAAAGCCTCCATCTATTACACCACTTAATGTTAAAAATGGAAGATCATATTGGTTTAATGGATGAGTAATAAGAGCGCTATAGCCAATAGGAATTTTTAAAGTAATTGGAAAATTCCATGTAAATCTTTCTTCTGAATACTCTTCGGGAATTAAAAGTCCATCATTTTTATCCCTTACTCCAATTATCCTTGTATCGTTGTCTTTCCATTTAACATTATAAAAACCATCACTAAAATCAAACCAAACATCACATGGAAGCGTAATAGAATAGCCAGAAGTCATTGCATCTAAGAATGGTGAGCATTTCTTTGCCATAGAGTAGTCAAAGTTATCCTTGTACTCTTTTGTTGTTGGCATATCTTTGTACCATTGAGGTATTGTTTTTTTTGCAGGTATAAAAGAGTCTTTGTGATATTCAAAAAAAGGAAAATATCTAATTATTTTTTTCATACTATTTATTATACCCTATGTCGTAATTCATGTTTAAATAATCTTTAAATGATCCTGAAAATTTAAACTGACCAGTATGTTTTAGTTCAATCCATGGAATATTCCAAATATCTACACCTATGTCCTTTACATACTTGCAAAACATGTAGTCTTCTGATAAATATCTTTTTGTTTCTTTATCAATAACGCAATCAAAGAATGCAGTTTTTACTTCATTTGTTTCATCATCTATATACTCTTTTTCTGGGTACGATGACTTAAACCTGACAAAGACATCTTTTTTGATTAACATAAACCCAGTTCCAGCCTCTAAAACCTTTACTGGATCAGATATGTCAAAAGTTTCATTTTTTTCAAAATGAACAACATGCTTACCAGAATACTTTTCATAATCTTTTTGATTTTTTATTAAGTTATTTTTATTTGCAGTATGAACAGATTCCCAGTTAATTGTTTTTAATGGATAGGATGCAGTTATTATGTCTTTATTTGTTTGTTCTGCCAAACATAGCATATAGATTATGTCAAAATTATTAAATTCAATATCTGAGTCAATAAAAAATAAATAGTCATATTCTGATTTTAAAAATTTATCAACAAGATTATTTCTTGCACGAGTAATTAATGATTCATTTACAATAACTTCTAAATAAAAATTTAATCCATTGTGTACGGTAGCAGAAAATAAGTTAATTAAAGATAGTAGGTATCCAGAATGAGCCATTCCACCATACATTGGTGTAGCAATCATAACTTTTTTATCTTTAATTAAGTTTATGTCAATAGGAATATTTTTCATAAATACTGTTTTCTTTTCCAAATATTATTTTTATAGTATCCAAAGAACTTTTTTTTAACATTTGCACAGTGCTGCGTATCAATAATACTTAGGTTTTCATTTTTATTTATCTGCCAATCTTCGGTTTTAAACGGAAGAATTTGTGCTATTGGAGTTCCTTTTTTTATTATTCCTTCAAAATTATTTTTTATAAAAAATGGAAAGTTTCCTCTTCCAATTTGTTTGTCAATAATTCCACTCATTGTGGTAAACGGTAAATCAAAACGATTAAATGGATGTGTGACCAATGCGCTATATCCAATAGGAAGTTCTATAAAAAATGGAGAAAGCCAGGTATAGTGATCATTAGAATGTCCTTGTGGAATTGGTATAATATCTAAAGAGTTGTCTTTTCTAAAATCTACTGGCTGGTCTGAAGCCCAAGTAACAAAATGGCCATTTTCTGTTTTTTTAAAATGAACATCAGACCAGAGTTCTATCATATATCCAGATGTCAAAGAATCTAAAAATGGAACGCAATTTTTAATTGTTTTTAATGGATTGTTCATTGGTCCAAACTGTATGTTTTTTTCACTATAAGACTTTATTCCTTTATACCAATCTGGAATAAAATTTTTAGATGGAGTTATGTTTATGTCACCATCTATTGGTGAATAGTAATTAATTTTTTTTATTTTATATTTTTTCATTTTTAATCACCTTTATTTCTTTAAAACTAGATAGAGATACATATTAAATATATCTTACTTCATCAATTATTTTATTTTTTAATGCAATATTAATCATGTTATCAGAGTAACTACCTGGCTCTGGCATTGCAGAAAAATATACAACATAGTATAAACTATTATAGGTTTTTATCAATGCACCATTAGCAATTGCTTTTTTAACATTATCAGTTCTTTGTGCTCCAGGCCTTTTACCTTCACCTATATCTCCACCCTTAGCCTCTACATATTCAAACCTTAGATCAGAATGTGCTCTAAAGTCTACTTCACAACCAGCATCCGTAAAGCAATAATTTCTATCAATAGGACCAAAACCCCTACTAACCAAATCTGCATATACAAGTTCTTCAAAAGCGTCTCCTGACTTTTTAGATTGTGATTGAAAGTTTTCCATATGTTTATTGTATCAGTTTATTGTTTCTTTAGACCAACGTAAAAATGACTTAATGTAAACGGCAGTGTATGCAAGAGCAGCAAATATAAATCCGTACTGCTCAGTGACAAGTGCAAAAATGATCCATAGACACTCATTAAATATAAGCCATAGCCAGGCCCATTTCTTTTTACGACCAACAAAGTAAATTCCAGACACACCTATTACTGCAAGAACCCAGGAATACCACTCCATATTAATTCTGCTTAACTTTATAAGTCATAACAAAATAACAAAATAGATACCCAGCAATAAATGCAGGTATCAAAAATAAAGCGTTAATCATCTTCTTCCTCAAATTCTCTAAGGGCATTGCTATTATCATTACAATAGTTACAATCGCCATATACTAATTTATTTCCACAGTAGTTACAAAACATTATTTCCCCTAACCTATCTATTCTAGCAGGTTTGTCAAACTTTTGCAAGTATGGTAGAATTATAATATGTGTGTATTTTGTAGAGGTGTGCTAACTCCAATAGTTTATTCACGGGTAGTTGACGATGTGCTCCTTGGCATGCATAAATCTGGGCAAATAATATTATCAGGGCCAGCAGAAAGATATTCTGATCACCCTAGATCATACTGTAGGCGTTGTCAAGAGCCAAGTACTGTAGAGGTTCCCCTTGATAACGCATTGGTATTAGATTAATCTTTGTCTGGGATTTCATCAAACTTGCGATAACCTTTTCTAACTAATACCTTGGCTATTTGAAATGTAGCAAGTAGGTATCCAAATAAACTTCCCCATAAAAGCAATAATATATTATCTATCATTGTATGTTCCATTTCATTAGTCAATCCTGTTTAAATCTTCAAGACTATTAACACCATAAAGATTAATCATTTCTTCAACAGTAAACTCTAAGTCAAACTCTTCTTCAGTATCCACCTAGGCACTCATTTCTTGTATGATATAAACGAATTTTTGTCATAATTTTGCGGGATGGAGCATAAAGCATCTCATTACAAGCACACTTATAAGACCATTCCCCAGTAAAGAAGTCGTAAACATAACCCTTAGCGTTAGTATACTTCTTGGCTACAAAGGTTTGGAAAGGATCAGGAATCTCTAGTGACTGGATCAAGTCTATCCCAATGTCCCATTGAATTTCCTGCAAAAACATTTCCAGTTTCTCTATCTACAAGAAGATATTTCTCTGGAGATCTAGTTTTAACTGTAAGACTGATTGGTTTTTCTAACTCTTCAAACTTCTTTGACTCTCTCATTCTTTCTCCTTTTCCCAATAGGCTACGCCATCTTCATCATAGTCATCCCAGTTTTGACCTGAGACATCTGCTTTAATTTGTTCTAAGTCTTTTTTCCAAGCATCCATATCTATTGTATAGTATGTTCCCCATAGTTCATAAGGCTTATTAAGAATCTTATACATTTTTGCGTGGTACTTATAACGCCAGCCATATTCTTCATCTTCGTCCATATTAACACACTTAACTATATGATTACCAGCAAATTCTCCACAGAGATTACCCATCCATCGTAATGGAATTATTTTAGTTTTTTGAATCTTTGTTGAATGATTCAGCATCTTTTGGTACCCACACTTTCTTTCCATCTTTCCATACAGGCCAATAGCCAAGGCTACGCCAATCCATTTGAGTTATCTTAGGCTCTTTCATCCATACTCCTATCCCAAATTACCAAACACTTACTACACTGTATACCGTTTTGCTTCATATACCAAGTGTGGCTACACTCTTTTACCATATGCACACCAAACTCTACCATCTGTCATTGTTTGATGTGTTTCCCAAAACAAAGGATCTTTGTGTGACATTTCACACCTTACGCATTCGTTCTTATTCAAAGTCAACCTGACTTTCAAAGATACTACCTTCTCCTCTTGCTACTTTTGCAGCAAGCATACGCATACCAACTGCATTTAGTTGTGAGTTATCTTCACCAAGAGGTATAGCCTCAATAGCCCTTGCAATTTCTTCTCTCAATAGCATGTCATCTAGACTCATTTTTTACCATCCCAATTTCCTATTTTTGTTGTAGGAATATCATTGTCTTCCCATAATTTTATCACATTTGGGTTATCGTCTACTGCGTGTGTAACATCCCAGAGTTGAGTAATCTTATCAAGCATGTCTTTCTTTGCTTCATAGTCTGGTCTATTATCGTTGTCTGCTCTCATAAACAAACCATGTGATCTAATATTATTCTTTGCAAGCCACATGGATGTAAGTCCACGGTATTTTTCTTTGCGGGATGTTACGATCAAAATAGAGTGTCCATCGCTAACAGAATTATTAAGCATCTCTAATACTTCAATATTTGGCAGGGCATCAATAGAAGCCTCATGAAAGGCATCGTAATCTCTTTCCTGACCAAGAACAAAATGTAGGTATGGATCAACATTAGCAAGAGTGCCATCTACATCATATATATGTGCTGTTGGTTTCATATATCAAGTATACAGTTCGGCGATAAGGATGTCAAGTTCGGCGCAAAATAGAGTAGCAAACCTTCCACTGAGTCTAACAACTCACCCTTGGTTAACAGCCTTCAACTTGCTTAAATAGTACTTATACTCTGACACTAATCTAGATTTCTTGCTTGAGTTACAAGATCTACACAAAGGCTGTAGATTTCCAATTGAGTGGTTTCCTGACCTAGATATGGGAATAATATGATCCATCGTAATCTTTTCTGTGGCACCACAAAAAGCGCATGGAGAGTTATATAATTTTTTGTATTCTTTATCTAATATTTTATAGGCTCTAGCGTCTTTGGCTATTTTACGTTTGATATGAGCATTTGCTACATGAAGAGTAAACCTTTCACGATTTGCCTGATTCCAAGCCTTGGCAGTTGCTACACGCTTTGCACTATTTTCTTGACGATAGATAGCCTTCTTAGTCATATAGGCTTGGTCTTGCTTTTGTTGCACCCAACGCTCTTTATTTTTCTTTTGCCATTGCTTCTTATACTTTTCTGGGTTAGCCTTTTGCCAAGCCTTAGAGTACTCTTTGGCACATGACTTACATTGTGACTGACCCTTATAAAAATCTGTGACAAGGCAGGTCTTTTGACATTTTCTGCAAACCTTTGTCAAACCAATACTCCTACATGTGTAGGCCAATAATATAAACACTTGTCACAGCAAGGATTGGCTGTATTAGACTTAAACTCAATATAGTAGTAAGGATCTTTACGATAAAGATTTGCCCTGTGGCTACCTGTAACACGATTTAACTGCTCTTGATTTTGCATCCAAAATGGTTCTTGGCTACCCCAGTTATGGCTAAACCTTAACTTTAGGTCATTTAGGTTTGATACATTTTTTTCTGTTCGTATGCCCCTAAACTCTGCTTCGTAAACCATATGATTAATGTAGTCCATTAGGTAGGTTTCTGAGTGCTTCCACATAAGAACTGCTGGATGATTTCGCCAAGCACCAGACTCACTTGCGCCAGACAAGATTTTTATAATCTGGTAGCCCTCTAGAATTTGTTTGTTCAGGCGCTTATTGTCTAGGGTTTGGGCTGTGTGCTCAAAGTCTGAGTATGGCATAAAGGTTTGCATATATCAATTTTACCAATTTTGGCAGGGTATGTCAAGAATGCTCTTTACACACAGGCATAGGTATATCTTCTACTGGTATAAACATATGTCTAGGTTTACGACAGATATAGCATAGGCTCCATGGCACTATATTTTTAAACTTAATGTCATTAAAGTACTTTTGTTGAAGAGACTTTCGTTCATCATTAGATAGTCCCATATGCTGATTATAGCCTATAATGTATGCATGGAGCAAGCCATACTATACTTACTATACAGTCCAACACACAGGGCTGTTAAGATAGGCATATCAGATATCTCAGGTAAAAGGTTTGCAAGCCACAGGACCAAGGGTTGGATCTTGATTAAGTATTGGCATTTTTTTGAACGGTATAGGGCAAAAGAAGTAGAAACTATAGTACTAAAAACACTAAGGGATAGATACGGACACTATCTAACTAAAGAACAAATGCCTCATGGGGGATATACGGAGACATTTGATGCAAACAAAGTAACCAGAAGGATGTTGATCCGTATGGTCAATAAGGCTATAAAGGACAGTTCGTAATGTTTATATACCCTGGTTTTATCCAGACATACGCATTTGTTGTAGATAGGCCATGTAGTTTAGAAAGAGAAATAGACCTAGCATAACGATTAGAAAAGGTTTCATATATCCATCATATCATAGAGTTATCCACAGGTTTTATGCTAGAAATGTCATAGTTATCCACAAGTTATCCACAATTAAATGTTACTGATATTTTTTAGATTTATCCCAAAGTGGAGGAAAGTGGAGGATAGTGGTTTATGGAGCACTTTTATAGATGGCGTTCGTAATGTCGCACAGCGCCAAACCTCCTACCATAAAACCTTTACATTGTCAAACCTTCATATTTGGATAGCGGATTATACTCCCAAACCTCTATATTGTCAAG